GGCCTGCCAAGCAGGCCTAGGCATAGAGGGCCACATGGTAACCGAACATAACAAACATTATCAGACGTAGCCTAGGGAATAGGCGTTAAGGTGCAAGGGAGTTAGGCAGATGCTGCATTCGTAGGCAAGGGGGGTCATATTAGCCTTGCTACTATCCGCCTAGGCGGATGGGCGGATGGTTCAGACCCCCTAATATTTTTATCAAAATATTAGAAACACCGGCTCCTTGGACGGCTCCGCCGTCCTGGATACCGGCTTTCGGGACCGCTTCGCGGTCAGGTGATACCGACTCGTCTACCATCCACAAACCTATTACCGTCTCGTTTGAAGCCGAATACGAGCCACAAATGTCCAGTTTTAGGCTTTACGGTGTAGAATCTTCCATTATTTTTTTATATTTAGAAAAATGAAAAGTGCCGAAATTGCAGGGATTATCACTCCCCACTCCTATGTCCGGTAGCCCTAGAACGCATTCTGCGTTAAGGCGAAAAGTACGCCGTAATTAGAATACTTGCATCAGTCGCCGGTAGTAGTTATCATAATGCTATGAGCACTTCAATCAGCGACTATACGGCTTTCAAGCAGGCGTGCTTGACTGCGGACCTGAACACCTTCAAGCAGCACCCGGATATCGTTCCGATATTCGAGCATACGTCTGCCGAGCAAGGAGAAGCGTATCTCCAGGTAATCAGGGAGCGGTATCCGCTCCTGCTGGCCGCCCTACCTAGACTGGTAGTCAATGATGAGATTGGCGGAGCCAATCGCTGTATCACCCTCAAGGATGGCCCTAGCGTGAGCCCTAGCACGCTCCGGTACGTCAAGGTACTAGGAGACTTGATCTACGCTGGGCTAGCGTCAGGAGACGCTATAGTGGAGATTGGAGGGGGTTACGGTGGCCAAGCATTGGTCATCCGAAATAAGATACTCTGGCAGAGTTATACCATTTTTGATTTACCGGAAGCCGGATCGCTCCAGGAGCGATACTTAGCCGAGCACGACTTGACGGTAGAACATGGAGAATTGTTCGTCGGCAGCCGGGTTACTGATTGGGACTTCTGCATTAGCAACTATGCATTCTCCGAATGCAATAAGCAGATGCAGGATTGGTACTTGGAGCACGTAATCCTGAAGTCGAAGAAGGGTTATATGACCTGTAACTTCATCAGCAGCCAGTTTGGGGTCGATAGCTATTCGCAGGAGCAGCTACTTTCCCTTATCCCGAATTCCTGGCTAGAAGCGGAGAATCCGCTAACGAGCCCCGCTAACGTCGTCATCCGTTGGTAGAACAACCGGTTTGATGGTGTTTCGGTTGATTACCGGCCACTTGAGTTGATCCCTACGTTCGGGATCAACTTGTGTCCAGGATTCCTTCAGCATAGGACTGGTTACCACCAGTAGCTTACCGTTGATATGCCATATGACCTCGTAGACGCCCGGTGTACGGGTTCTTGGGCGTCGGTTGAAGTAGTCTTGATCGTCAACCAATACCCAGTCCTGTACCCGATACTTGCCGTTACCCGGTATCTTCTCCCAGAAAATCACCTGGTCGTAGACGTGGACGCCCTTGGCGTCATAGTAGTGATTCAGTTCCAGCAAATCGACATTCCGTTGTTCTACGCCTGGGCGTAGACCGGGAACGGAGCAGAATAGGCATAGGAACAGGATTTTCACCTAGTTATTCTCCGGATCAAAGCCTTCCATGAGTGACGAACGAAGGATAGCCATCATCGTCTCCGACGCTACCTTACCCGTGACGGCTTCGAACTGTTTACACAGTTCGATAGCCATCGTCTCGTATACCAGCTTCCGGGACTCCGATTCACCGAAATCAGGTGAAAAGCACGCAGCAATGAAGCTGGCAGCCACAGTACACATAGCGGCTGCCGCCGCTCCGGAGCGATTTGGATCGGCTTCCCGTTCGTCGAGACTTTGCATCACCGGAGACACGGATTCAGTCAATTCCGCAGCAAAAGACTCCACCATCTCTTCAAAAACCTGCTTATCATAATTCGACATGCTATATTCCCTAATAGACTTTGTTCCAAAACCACCCTTACTATAGCGTATTAACTACCAGAGATGGCCGCAAAAAAAGAAAAATCCGTCACAGTTGAGACTATTTCGACCGCAATCGCCAAAAAGCTAGGCGCGAGCCGCGCCGAAGTGCACATGGTCGTCAAAGAAGTCTTCCCCGAGCTGTTTGCACAGCTCCAAGAAGTCGGATTAGTAAAAATCCCGCATTTCGGTAAGTTCCGCTTCAAAATTCCCATCAATTCCGGTCATCCTCGCCCTCTGATTACCTTCCGGCAGAGTCCTACATGGTCAAAATGGGCTAAAGCCACCATGAAAGACCCCAAATATAAGCCTTTCATCGAATTTATCGTCGAAAGAGATACCGCCGCCCACGATATCATCGAAAATCGCCGTGTACGGCGGGTTGAATGGATCAAAGGCATCCGACAAGCCGCCTGGGATCGTGAGCGAGTTCGCATTGCGACCAAGCTCGGAGAAATGCTAGGGCAGACTATCGATCCGAAAACCATCCCCCAAGAGGCGTTGACGCCTCCTCGCATCCGTTACATCCGGCTGCCGGATCATCCGGTGGGGCTACGTGACATACTAGTAGCTCACGGAGTGTTGGAGCCGCTTGATCCACCCGTCCCTGAGAATCCAGAAGACGCCAACCAGCAGAATCTCCAACCAGTTGAAAACCCTCCCGAGTAACCATCCTGTCCAGTTCCTCGAAAGCCGGGAAGAACTTCACCCAGTCGGTATCCACCGACGCTACTATGTTAATCAGATCAAAGGCCAGACGAGCACAACTACCATGCCGGTTCTCAAGCAACTGGCGAATGGCTAGCATCTCCGCTTCGCGGAGTTCAAGTCGGGTGTACTGTGTCCGCATACCGGTAATCGGCTTACCTTCCATCTTGTTCAGAAGGGCAGTGGCCCTTCTCTCGATAGATGCCAAATACTTTTCAGTGACTTTCTGATCCGGAACGAATTTAGCCATTATTATGCACCTCAAGTTAGATAAGAAAACCTTATCTTAACCAAAGTAGGGGTACTGTTCAACTATGCAAATTGACTACTACAAAGAAAAGGCGGACTTGTGCCGCCAAAGCTACTTTCACTTCGTGAAAGCATTTTGGCCTTATGTCTCCACCGAGAAGCTACAAGTCAACTGGCATATTCCCTACCTTTGCGACGAAATCCAGCGAAATACCGAGCGAATCTTCGAAGGAAAGCCGAAAGAAGCGGATTTAATCTGCAATATCAGCCCCGGAACCTCAAAATCCTCGATTTTTACGGTCCTCTATGTCCCTTGGGTATGGACCCGGATGCCGGGATTTCGGTACATCGGAACCAGCTTTGCTGAAGATTTAGCCTTCGAATTGACGGTAAAAAGCCGCCGAATCATCCAATGCCCCCTATATCAGAAGCTATTTCCGGAAATAGTCCTCAGAGAAGACCTAAATAACAAGTCCATTTGGTCAAATACCCTCGGCGGCGACAGATACGCCGCCGGTACGGGCGGTAATATCACAGGTCGCCACGCTCACTGTATCGGCATCGATGATCCTATCGATCCAAAAGGCGGGTGGTCGAAAGCAAAGCTGCTGGAAGCAGCCAAATACGTCTCAGAAACGCTTCCTAGCCGTAAGGTAGACAAAGCCGTCTCTTGGACGTACCTAGTGATGCAGCGTATCTCGATCATGGACCCGACCGAGGTGATGCTAACCAAGTTCCCGAACATCAAGATTATCTGCCTCCCAGGCGAAAAGACCAGTGCTATCCATCCGCCGGAGCTAGCTGCTTACTATAAGGATGACTTATTTGATCCAGTCAGGTTAAGTAGAAGTGTTCTCAACAGTATCAGGCAGGAATTAGGGGAATATGGCTACGCCGGTCAGATCTTACAGCAACCGATACCGCCCGGAGGCGGTGCCATTAAGGTAGATAGGATCATCACCGACCATATCGCGGCACCGGCAGACCGGGATTTCAAGAAAATCGTCCGAGCATGGGATAGGGCATACCTCACCGAAGGTGGGGATTACACGGTAGGAGTAAAGCTAGGCATCCTAGAAAACGGCCAAGTATGGATTTTAGATATCAAACGGGGCCAATGGAGCACGGATGAACGAGAAAAGATCATCCTGCTGACGGCACATACGGACGGTAAATCCTGTAGAGTAGGCATGGAGCAAGAGCCCGGCTCCGCCGGGCAAGAAGCCGTAATCCACGCTAGCCGCCGGCTAATGGGCTTCATTGTCAACGTCGAGCGGTCATCCGCTCGCAAGGACATTCGGGCCGATTTATTTGCCACGCAAATAAATCTAGGCAATGTGCATACGGCGATACGCGGGAAGGTATGGGAAGAGTACGTCGAGGAGCTAAAACACTTCCCAGACGGTATCCACGACGACCAAGTCGATGCCAGCTCGCTGGCTTTCCAGATCTTGACCAAGCCTACTGTACGCCTGGGCGTACTTAGATAGGGTCTTCGGGAGGCGACAACAACGTCGTTATGATGGCTCCGGCAGCTACCGTAGCCAGTATCGGCCAAGTCAGAGCCATGCAGGCGGCAACCGTATGCCGCACGGCGGCATTCACCCACGGCTCTCTGCCGGTGACATTAAGCACTCGCTCCAGCCTCAAGTACAGGAATACAACCCCGACCGCGTAAACAAAACCAAGTATAAGCATAGTGTAATCCTTTCTGCCTACACTATAGCACAGTCGAGGCACCTTGGTAACGGAAAAATTGCACATTAACCCTTGTTCTGTTACAATGCAGAATCAGAGTTCCTAATCCAAGGCAGCCGCAATGACACCGACTTTCCAATTCTTAACGAATCTATACGACCGTGCATTGGCAGGCATTCCCGTCATGGACGGGATTGACGGCACTCGGGATCTAGATAAAGAGTGTGGCTACCAGAACTTCATCAATGACAACGATTACGTGCGTATGTTTCGGAGAGGCGATGTCGCCTCCCGTGTTGTGACGCTAGAACCAGACGAATGCTGGCAACAATACCCCAAGATATACGAGACGGAAGAGGAACGAGATACCGAGTTCGAAAAGGCGGTAGACCGCCTAGAAGCCAAAACCCGGTTTTTCTCCTATCTTCACCGTTTAGACCGCATTAGCGGCATTCTCCGCTACGGCGTGATGCTCATCGGCATGGACGATGGAGCATCTCTGGAAATACCGGCACCCGGCTACGACGAGCATAAAATGCTCGACGGTCCTGGCACCGACACAAATATTATCTACTACCGAGTCTTCACAGAGGCTTCCGTCAGCGTATTGGAGTGGGAGACAGATCCTACCAATCCACGGTTCAATCATCCTCTGTATTACAACCTGAACTTCAACGAAGTTACCAATTCTAGCAACACGTCGTACACGACGGAGAGAGTCCACTGGTCCCGTATCCTCCATGCCGCAGACAATTTAATTGAGTCTGAAATCCTCGGCCAGCCGAGAATGGAGAATGTCTGGAACCGGTTGATGGACTTACGCAAAGTCGTCGGAGGTTCCGGCGAGATGTTCTGGAAGGGCGGGTTCCCTGGACTATCCTTCGAAGTCGATCCAAAGCACGGTGAATTCTCCACCGAAGAGCGAGACGCTCTACGCGAAGACGTGAAGATGTATGCAGAGGGACTCCAGCGATACATCACTATGGTCGGAGTATCGGTCAAGTCAATTGCTCCGCAAATTGCGGACCCTACGAGCCACACTGACAATCTTCTAAAACTGATCGCCATGACTAAGGCGATCCCTATGCAGACTTTCATGGGCTCCCAGCAAGGGCAGCTAGATAGTCCGCAAGATACGATTACATGGCGTGAGCGGATCATGCTCCGAAAGGAGCGATACGTCACACCATCTTTGATCCGGCCATTCATCGACCGGCTAATCCAGATCGGTGCTTTACCTACTCCAGTACCCCAAGAAGATCAACCGTTGCCTTACATGGTCAAGTGGGAGCCGATGGCTCCTCTTAACATCATGGAACAGGCCAAGGTCGCTAAGGACTTCTCCGAAGCCTTAGCCCGGTACGCTACTGCCGGTGCCGAAGCTATTATCCCTCGCCCTGAGTTCTTAGGCAAGGTGATGGGATACTCCGGCCAACAGGTACAGGCAATAGAGTCGGCTCCGCCGACTGAGCATTCGTTGGTATTCAAGCAACTTGAGGGCATGACCGGCTCCGCCGGTGGAAATGCCCCTAGTTCTATACCAAAGGTGCCGAAACCAGGAAATAAACGCGACCCGTCCAAAACCCCAACCAACGCCGTCCAACGGTCGAGCTAATAAAATGAAAGACTTCAACACACTAGCCGCATTATCAATGGCAGCCGCTCTCCGTCAAGGGGATCGTAGGGAGGCTTTAGCCTCCGCGTTGGACATCACCGATGACCTCGATGTGGTGAATTCAGGTATTGAGCCTGGGAAAAAGTACAATGATACTGAATTAGCTGACCTTATCGAGTCGCACATGCGACAAATCGAGAAGGGCAACGCCAATATGAATTGGGCACTCTATATCCCCACCGTCGTCGGTGCTGTAGCTGCCTGGGTAGAAGATATCGCCACTGGAGAATCTGATGGAAAAGCTGATAGCCAACCTTTCGAACAAAGTTCAAGAGAAGACTCTTCAGGGTCGTAGCTACCTCGTAGCTCCGGTTTCGATGTTGGTTGAAGGCGTTTGGCCCGGCTCCGCCGGGCCTGTGCTTTATGAAGAAAAAGACATCACCGCCTCTATTTCTGCTTGGAATGCTCGTCCAATTACCATCGGACACCCTGAAGATAATTCAGGTAACAAGGTTTCCGGATGCACGCCCGAGATGCTGGATAGTCGATCTATCGGCATGGTACTTAATACTAAGTACAACCGGAAGACCAAAAAGCTACAAGCCGAGGCTTGGTTCGATGCCGAAAGACTCAGCAAGGTCAAAGGGGCCGAAATAGTGCATTCTGCACTCTTGGCCAATACTAAGCTCGAAGTCAGCACCGGATTGTTTGTAGAAGCTCTCATGGCCAACGGCAACTACAACGGTAAAGATTACATCGCCAAGGCAACGGCTTTCAAGCCAGATCATCTAGCGATCATTCTTGAAGGTGAAGGGGCTTGTTCTCTCAAAGACGGAGCCGGGCTACTGGTCAACAAGTCGGCCAAGCCGACTAGAGCAGACGAAGTGCCTGTTTTGATTGCGAATGCAGTGAATGCCGCTTACGACAAATACGATCCTACCGGCGATTCTACTTGGGCGTATGCCCAAGATATCGACCAGAATTCTGTCATTTTCTCGATGGTAGCCAATGGGCAGACAGAATACTTCAAACAAAATTATGAAATTGAAAATGAATCAGTTAAACTAATAGGAGAAAAGGTCAAGGTGACCCGCAAGGTATCCTATTCCGTTCAGAACCAAAAAGAGAAGATGGAAACACAAGAAACCCCAGCCGCTCCAGCGGCACCTGTCGCAGAAGCCAAGCCGGTGAAGCTAGTGTGCAATTCGGTTGCAGAGCTACTTGAACATGCCGCACCTTCCGTTAAGAACCAAATCGATGATGCAATGGCAGTAGTCGCGAAGAGTCGCGAAGAACTGATTAACAAGATCATCGCTAACAGCAAGGACACTTTCACTTCCGACGAACTCGCATCTTTGCCTACAGCACAGTTGCAAAAGTTCGCAAGTGTTATCAGTTCTGCTGTAGCTCCAGCCGCTCCTGCTAAAGCACCTGTCTATGCAGGTGAAGCATTCGTCGGCAACCAAGCTGCTCCGGCCAAGGTCGAAGTAAGCCCCCTTGTTCCACTCTCCACATTCTAATTTCCAGAACCAGAGGAATTTGATACTACTATGGCATTAGCAGCAGCAAACACAATTTTGAAGGATTCGTTCGGTCTGGATGTTCCTGACGTAGAACGACCTATCAGCGCCGGAACGACAACCGCTCCGCTCAAGCCGGGCAATCTTGTCCGAGTTTTGTCGAGCGGTTCGTATGATCTCCAAAACACAGCAATCGGCCAAGCGGCTACGATTTTGTTGTGCGAAGACAAGTTCCAAGGCGATCATACAACCGGCGGCGGCGTAGACAAGATTTACGCATCTGGAGCACGAGCAAGAGCAGTGCATCCAATGCCCGGTATGCTCGGTTACGTCCGAGTCCCTACATCCCAGACTTTGGTCGTAGGCGATGAAATGATGTACAACAACGCAGGTCAGTTGGTCAAAGCCAGCGGTTCTCCGTTGAAGATCGTTGCTATCTCCGAAGAAGCGATCACAACCACAGCCGAAGACCTCGTACTCGTTCGCTTCGCGTAACCCACAATCAAGAAAGAACCAAAAACAAGAATCATGGAAACACAAGTTCAAGTTGATAGCGGATTCTCGGCAACGGACAACGGCTTGATTGCCAACGGTTCCGTCGCCCAGAGACTCCTTTCCACTGGCGGTAACTACGACTCCCTTCGACCATACGTTGGCGAAGACGGAAAGTCGTATATTTCCGTGCATAACGGAAAATACGACAGCAACGGCAAGCCGTTGTACGAAGCAAAGTTCATCGGTAATGCCGGTGCGGTTCTTTCGAAGAACGAATGGCAATACCTAGATGCCGCCGTTGTTCGCGTAGCGAAGCCTCGGTTGCAGTTGGTAAACTCTATGCGTGCCGCTGGGATGACTGAATCTTTCGCGAACGCATACAACTTCGGCGTATATCAATACGAACGAGTTAGCGATATCGACGATGCGTCGGTTTCGATGAGTCCGAAGAGTCGTTCGACGATTGATCGTCCTACGACCGACATCGTCAACTTGCCTTTGCCGATTGTTCACAAGGAATTGTCCTTTGAAGCTCGCGAATTGGCTATCAGCCGAAATCGCGGTCAAGCGATCAGCACAACCACTTTGGAAATGGCTTCCGAGCGAGTTGCTGAAACCATCGAGAAGATGGCTTTAGGAACTTGGGGCACATACGCATACGGTGGCGGAACTCTCTACGGTTTGACGAACTTCCCAGGTCGTCAAACAGGAGCGTTCTTGAACCCAACAGTTGGTGGATGGACTCCTCAGATGTTGTACAACAGCGTCATCGAGATGGTTAAGAAGCAACAGGATCAAAACCAGTTCGGTACATACGATTTGTACTTCAGCACCGGTTTGATGCAGTACATGCTTCGCGATTACTCTGCCAACTACTCCGGAAGCAACTTGCAGAACAAGATCGCCGAACTTTCGGTTATCAACAGTGTTCAACAACTTGACTACCTTACCGGAAACCAGTTGGTTTTGGTTCGCCGAAGCCCACAAACTGCTTCGATCCTCGTCGGAATGGACATGCGATTGGTTCAGTGGAACACCGATGGCGGCGAGACACTCAACATGCGGTTGATGGCTTTGATGGTTCCTTTGATTCGTCAAGACAAGAATTCGCAATCAGGTATCGTTCACTACACCGGCAACGCAACTACTGCCTAAGCAGTAGTTGAAAGTTGACCAGTTTTCAATCGAACCACTCGGTATGAGTTATAATTGTACCGAGTGGTTTTTTCTTACGTTTGTAGGTAATTTGCAATGGCCGATACAATTCGAACCAAACGGGGCACCACAAGTGCCTGGAATGCTGCTAATCCAGTGCTCGCCTTGGGCGAGCAGGGGTATGATACGACTACCAAGCAAATGAAAATTGGGGATGGGGTGACGGCTTGGAATTCGTTGGCGTACTTGGACATATCGGCAACGAATCTAACGACTGGTACGCTACCTGATGCTAGGTTGTCGGCAAAGGTTAAATCCCTGGCTGACCTAGCAACACCAGCATCGACTAGCCTGCTTGCGATGAATGCGAGTGGGGCTTTGGTTGCTGGTGAGAGTGTCGGCATGAACACCGAAGCTGCTGGCGTAACCGTTTTAGATATTGGCCTTGCTACTTCAGGATGGCCATCTTTTAAACACATTTTGCAATCGATTGCAAATGATGGTGCACCGGGAACATTTAATCACATCTACGCTATCGGACTCAATACGAGCGTTGAATCCTTTCACGGCAACACAATACCGGGAAAACCGACGGCTATACTTGCTTTCGAAAGCAACTACCCCGATGTTGACGGGCTTGGCCCTGAAATGTATATGGAGTTTGCAAACCTCCAACGACCGTTTTACGCTCGCTCAATCTTCGATCCTGCAACCACAACTATCGCGGCAGGAAGCAACGGAGCATCGCTCCCTCAATCAACAATCAATGTTGCTTCGACAACGAAGTTTCCGCAGTACGGATGGATAAAGATCGGTTCAAACACGATTGAGTACACAGGAAAGACATCGACTAGTTTTACGGGTTGCACTGGAGGTACTGGATCGCTTGCAACTGGAAACGCTGTCGAGAGTTTGTTTCGCGATAACTCAACAGTGCACATTGATATTGGCACTGACGGCCAGGGTTCGTTTTCTCTTTTTGCAGGAAAGCTAAATCCTTCGAAACTAGCATACGCTCCTCAGTCTGGAGGCTTTTTCTTTCGCGATAACGTATCGCTCCAAAGTGGTGGCGTTTTGGTGCTTTCGGCTGCTTCGATTCCTGTACTGAACGCTAATGGTTCAAGCTATTCTCCTGCTCGTCGGTACTACTCTGAAGACTTTGCCGGCGACTCGACAATCACAATCACTGCTGATTTCGTTGACGTATTTCGTGCTCGGATCACAACTTCTGGTACACCGATCTTCGCTGCACCAACCAATCCAACAACCGGCCAAGAACTTACGATCATACTGTCGAATCGATTCGGTGGCACGACGATCAGTGGGCCAACTTGGGATGCAGTTTTTAAGATGGCTGCGTGGGGGACTAATCCAAGCCCTGGTGCGAATCGGAAGATAACGTTTGTTTATGACGGAACGAATTGGACTGAGATATCGAGATCGGAGTTGATTGCAAACTAATGTCAACCCTCACAGACCTAGCAGACCGAACTAACTAAACACGGAACAAACTATGGCTTGGACATCATCAGACCCGGAAACAAATCAACTACTTTCTGCTTTGCCAATCGACCTCGCAGATGTTGCTACGTCTGATGATACCCCCCCCGTACTCAAAGGTACTTCCATGCACAAGACAAGACCAATCGCGACCGAAGGCCGACCGTAGCCAAAACCCCCTCTACGCCTAGGGCGTAGCTATAATAGTATACGTTTCCAATTCCACCCTCTAGCCTTCTCAAAAGTATTATGGCAAAAGAAGTAGTAGAAAAAGCCCCGAAGCGAAAGTTTGAACTCCTCGGTGGTTTGCACCACGTTGGAGATAAAACTTTCAAAGCTCCCGCAGTGGTCGAAAGCGACGATGACCTCGTCAAGATTTACGGACCTGAGAAGTTCCGCGAAGCCTTCGCACCCGTAGTGTCGGAGCCGGTAAAGGAACCCAGCTAATGTTTTTCGGTCGCAGAGCCAACAGGCTATCCAATTCCGAGCGCCTCCTAGCAGTTCGCGTAGGGCGAGAAAAGCTAGCCGCTGCCGGCGGAAATAGCGTCGAATTCGAAAGGCTTGTGAAATCAGATGCTCGGACACAAGCAATTGATCCGGCATTAGTCGCACTGTTCATTCAGATAGCGATAGCTGTGTTTAAGTATTACATGAGTCGTAACGCCTCAGCATCGGCTATTGCCGATGAGACAGATGCTCAACTTTTGAAAAAGGTAACCTAAGCTATGGATTTACAGCAAATCATCACATGGGCAGGCGGATTGTTGATAGGCACCGGTGTTGTGTGGACCGCTTGGCGGTACATTCAACCGTTGCTTCCGGCCAACAAAGACCGAGATGCGACCATCGAGAAACTTATCCAAACCGTCAATCGCCTTACAGAAGACCCAACCGCCCCCGATGTCATCTCGGTCCCTGACCGAGCTACAGCCTTGGCTTACTGCGAAGCGATTCTCCGTCACCTAGAAAAGAAACCTGACCCCAAGAAAGGCGTAGACGCCTTGATTGTTGTCATGTCCCAAATAGCGGCTCCCGCTCCGAAGGAGTAATTGCCGTGAAAGAGTTATTCCCGAAAGGGGCTATGATACTAGGTGGTCTGTTGTTGATAGCGGCAGGCCGCTTTCCTGCGACTGGGCCTAGTGGTCCCGTAGCTGCATTCAAAGATCAGACGTTGTTTGTGCTCTACGAGAAACAAACACCAACGGTCGATCAAGTGATTGCTATCCGAGGAGCAAAGGATTTCGTTTCCTCTGCCGGATTTGCTGGTTATTTATTGATCGACGACGATAACGCCGCTTTCAGCGGTCTAATTAACAAAGCCAAGGAAAGGGGCGTAGAGCCTCCATTTTTGGCTGCCGGAAAGCCGGAAGCCGGGAAGATCAAAGAGTTTAAGAAAGTAGTGCCGTGGAAAACTGGATTCGAGGATATCCTGAAATGAACGACGAACAAGAACCATTGCAATTGTTCGACGGTGCTGCTGTCGGCACCGGGCTTCTTATGCCCACTGCCGAGGCTGTCAAGGAATCCCTCAAAGCAGAGGAATACCCGGAAGACTGGTTCCTCGAAGATAAGGACATCGAAAAGTCGCTCAAAGGCGACACATACAAGACTTTTCGCAGAATGCGAAGTGGTTTAATCATTAACCAAGGGTCAATCGGTAAATGCAATGCAAGTGCAGTTGTGGCTGCTATGCATAACACCCGTATGCGTGACGGTATGACCGGCACCTTGTTTGCTGATAGCCACCTCTACATGAATATTAATCGAGGCGTAGACGGAGGCTCTCAGTTAGTAGACGCATTGCATTGGTTGACATCCAAGGGCGTATCTCCCGTCAATCTGCAAGTCAACGGTCGTGTGGTCAAGTTCCCTCTGACGGCTTTTAGCCGTCGCCAAGTCGCTCCAGCGGTCCTACAAGCAGCGGACGCCGCTGCTCCGACCTTTCAGACCTGGGAGCCGTATCGCGTGCCTGTAAGCTCTTACGAGCGGTTTAACAGGGCCGTAGCATCGGCCTTAGCCAGAGATCACCAAATTATCATCGCGTTACACGCGAGCAATGCCTTTATGTCGTTAGATAGCAAAGGTTACATTCGCCAAGGTCAAGGATACGGGAACCATGCCCTAGTCGCACATAGTGCGAAGTGGGTAGGTTCCAAGGACGATCTCGTCCATCCTGACATCCAGAACTCTTGGGGGCCGGCTAAGAATCCAGATCTAGGCCGCGTTGGCGGCCAAGGATGGGGCGAAGACGGATTCGGAAAAATCACGATGCGCAGCTTGTGGCAATGTGCCAAAACCCACGTATTCTGGGTCTACACTGGCTCCAAATTCAATCCAGGTGCCGCATGAAATATTTGCTACTTTTCCTTTGTCTGCTGTCGGTAGGATGCATTCCTGTTGTTGCCGACAACCCGCTCGTCCTAGACGAGCCTATTGTTCTGACTTCCGATACGCTGGTTGCTCCTGAAGTTACCCCGCAAGTTACCCCGCAAGTGGAGCCGCCTAAATCCAAAGTAGAGCCGGTAGTCGTTAAGCCTGCTTACCGTTGGACGTATCCGGGCGACCTGGGTACACATCTACGAAGTGTACACGGAGTAGATGTAATCGGTATGTCGCGAAGCGAGATGCTGCAAATACACGACGATCTCCACAATTCGCAGCTAGCAGTAAAAGCCCCGGCAGCCGAGGAATATATCGTCATCCAGTATACAATAGACTCTTGCGGTTGGTGTAAGTATGACGAGAAGAACATATTCCCTAAGTGGGCAGCCCATGGGTGGAAGTTCCAAAAAGTCAACGAAACAGCTAACCCGCGAGGCGTTTACCCTCGCTATGAGATCCGGTGGGTAGGCGGTAAGACGGCGACACACTCAGGCTCTTTGAGCACCTGGAAGAACTAATGCCAGCAACGACAACCGAAGAAGCAGTACAAAGAATCATCCAATACGATGCGTCCGTCATCCCTGACGTACAGCCGTTTATTGATGATGCTATTTTGATTGTGAATGCGGTTATCGGCACAAGTTCATCGCTGTCGGATGCCCAGTTGGAATTGGTAGTTCGCTACATTGCGGCCCACCTTATGGCGGTTACCGACGTTCGGGTATCGATGGAACAGGTCAAGAGTCTGATGGTGCGGTACAACCAGCACCTAGACAAAGGCTTAGGGATCACGACTTACGGCACCACGGCTATGTTGCTGGATACCACCGGCAAGCTAGCAGCTTGGAATAACCGAGTTATTACAGGCGGGGGCATGAAGCAATTCTTCTGGGCAGGAGAAGCATCGTAAATGCAAATTATCAAAACCGTTCAAAAGGATAGTCTTGTCTACTGGCCGTATGCCGGTGCTGATATGTACGGGCAACCGATCTACGGCGCTCCGGTCGTCATCAAATGCCGATGGGACGAATGCTTGAAACAAGTATTCGACGCTGACGGTTCCCCGGTATTCTCTAAGATTGAACTTATAACCCAGATTCGGTTAGCACCGAAAGGATTAATCAAGAAGGGCAAAACGATTCCGGTAGACGATTCCGGCTACAACGGTGAAACCCCCAGCTCCGTCATGGACGGAGACGTGTTAGACGGAGGCGGCCCTGGCGACCCGTCTACTGCTACTTATGACGGCGGGGAGCCGGACACGATAGTCTACGCATACAACCCGAGAAACCATCCCGATGTTTTTGAGATCATAGCAGTGGAGGTTACGCCGATGCTACGACGACGAAACGTAACATTATTTGAGGCATACGCATGACATGGCTAAATCAACTAAAAGGATGCGACGATCTCAAAGCGTTTCTTCATCATATGTCTGTCTGCGTCATTGTGTCAAAACCAGGCGGAGCCATTTTGTGGACAAACAAGGCATTTGAAGAATGGAGTGGTTATTCCTCCGAGGAGTTACAAAGAGCAGGCTGGAAACAAATAGTCGTATCCGGCGCTGATTTTGACCGTGATCCGGATGCCTCAGAACAATGGGAAGCATATTCCCCAATATACAGTATACGGACACGATACAACAGAAAAGATGCATCGCCTTGTTGGGGTACTCTAACCGCTATGCGGTTCCCTCCGATAGGTGACATTGAGTTTTGTGTGTGTACGTGGATTCCTCATCAAGAAACAACCAATGCGGCGTTAGACACCGCTTTGGCCGCCATCCAGAAATCAGAGAAAGCCACCAAAGAACTAAGTGATTCATTCGCCGCCTACTCGCAAATAAGCACGGAGCAACGATTTATCGTGACCGCTACAGAACTAGCTAAGAAGTACCCGAAAGTTACGTGGGCTATCATAGCTTTCGGTTTCGGATTGTTTGGGTTGAACAATGCTCTAGAGATCCTCAAAACCATCCATTTAGTGCCACCTGTCGTCACTTTGACGGCACCGACTATCCCCCAATCACCATGAAAATAAAAGCCAAGGTCGAGGGTATTAAGGAGCTGCGAGCAGCTCTGGCAAAATACAACAAAGACTCGGCTAAGGCATACCGGGAAGGGCTAGCTATCGTAGCTAGGGAATTGCTCCGCAATGCCCAGTTCAATACTCCAGTGGATACCGGAGCCCTCAAGGCGTCCGGGCAGTGGTGGATTATGGGTTCTGGGTGGAATTCAGTAGCCGTAGTCGGCTTTGGTAACCCGGTAACTGGCTTTGTGAAGAATGGACGCCCCCGCGTCCCTGCGGACTATGCGGTTTTCCAGCACGATCTCCCGTATGAGCGAAAATATCTAGAAGAGGCCGTAAACGACATCGAAGACAGAGCAACCACCCTTTTCTGGCAAATTCTAGCAGTATGACAATTCGCACCCCAGCGGAAGTATTCCGCTCCGTAATTCTGACTAGAGCCACCCAATTGGGATATACGGTTTACGTCAACCACATGCAGGATACCCCCGACAAAGCCATTGTCGTCGTAGACGAAAGGGGGCTCCTCGACCAACGCACTCTCAGAGACACACAAACGGCCCAGGATCGCGTCGAAGTCCAGGTACGTGCCCAGAGCCACGTTGACGCCGGGAACGTGTTACCGACGCTCTGGGAAGACGTATTGAGGCACGTTTCCGCCACGTCCACTTATGGCGGAATCGTGCAATGTATCACGAAAGCTAATACAATGGGATGCATGGGGCAAGAGCCGCAAACTCGCCGTTGGCGATTCAATCAAGCGTTTTTCATGGTGATATCTTAGTATGTCGAACACAATCCTTCGTAACGGCCATCGTACCTTAATCGAAATCGTCGGTTTGACTGCCCGATTCGAAGAAGTTTCGCTCAACCCATTCGGGATTGAGGCGGACGATTCGGTCGAACAGACCAACATGCGAACGAACAACTGGCGAGGATTCCTCGGCGGTGCTCTTTTGACTGCGACCGAAATGTCGGTCAAGGTGCATTACGCACCCGGTGCTATCGAGCAAATAGTTCCAATTCTACGAACTAATCGCGCCGTCCGAGTGATTTTCCCAGACGGTGCTAACGTACTCGTCTATGCCATCGTCCAGTCGTTCGTCCCAGACGAACACACAACCAACGAAAAGCCAACGGCTACGTTGACCTTACGTCCGTCCAACCTCACAACCAGCAACCCACCTGCCGAAATTGGACCTGTTTACGCTACCGGAACTACAACAACTGTAGCTCCGTAATCTTTTCTCTTTACGGACAGTGTGATGTTAAAGTTTAGTGCTAAGACCAAGTTTGAGGAAGTAACCTTGGAGAGTGACGCTGGCGAAGTGGTTTACACCATTCACCAGCTTACCGGAGCCCAAGCTGACGACTATAGAGCCGCCCAGGCGGCTAAGTTGAAGTTAGACGGTGCCGGTAATGTGATCGAAATCACCGATTTCAAGGGTCAGTTCACAGAGCTTCTCAAGCGATGCGTCAAGGGGCCGGATGGTAAGTTAGTCGAGTTCTCGACTCTCGGCGGATGGCCTGATGAGACGCTTCAAGGGCTACACGCAATAGCCATGACGATCAACAAGATGAATCAGGACAAAGACGAGGAAGTTGACCCAAAAAAGTCCTAAGTGACTCAGAGTACCTTTGGTACTACGTGGCACACGAAACAGGCTGTCCAAGTGTCCAAATCCTCAAAGAGTATCTTACTTACGAGGATCTGGAAAAATGGATGGCCTATTTTTATAGACGGAAGCAGGAACGCGAAAAGCAGGACTGGTACCTGGCGTCTATTGCTCACATAGTGGCATGTACGATGGGTCAGAGTAAAACGAAGATCGAAGACCACTTACTGAAATTCAGCAATGAAACTCCAGCCCCTAACCCTGACGCCTCTAAGGCGATGTGGTTGAAGGCTCTAGGGATTAAAGAAATATGAGCGGCCCATCTCGCGAACTACCTCCAATACGTGTCCGCATCACTGCGGACCCGTCCGCGTATTTGAAGGCATTGGATAAAGTCGTAGAGGCAGCTAAGAAAGCTGGGCAGCAAATAGAAAAAAGCCTGAATAAGGCAATGAAGGGACCGAGCGGACCCCGAGGCCCAGGAGGCGGAGGTAAGTTAGGTTGGCGAACTGAGGTCAAGTGGCTGTCTAAGCACTTGGACGGCAAACGTAAGTTCGGTCAGGATTTGTCTAAGCTGATAGATAAACAGACTAGAGAGCAAGCCCGACAGCACTCCAAGAACCTCGGAGACGAGATATCTCGCGAACTCAAAGCGCAGCGAGCCCGAAAGCAATTAGCCGATCAGCGTGCCGCTGAAGAACACCGGCAGCTCCGTCGCCAAAGGATGCGACAAGTAAGCCGTTTGAAGGCTAGCGGAGTTACCGGACGCAAGGCCCGCATGGCGGGCGGCGGGCGCATGGGCCGGATGATGGAAGGCATGGATGGCGGAGCCATGATGGGTGCCCGTGCTGATATGTATATGCACCGGCAGGCTTTAGGCGGTGTGTTAGGCGGTATAGTAAATTTTCTAAAACCCGCAGCAGCGATGGAAACTTATGCTATATCCATCGAGCAATTCTCTCGTAGTGCAGAGGAAGCTAGAGCTACCTTAGCGGAGATGCAGGAGTTTGCATTGATATCTCCGTATTCGATGGACTCAGTCGTGCAAGGCACGTCCTTGATGATGCGTTACGGTATGGCCGCCGAGGATGCCGTCAAGATGACCAAGATGCTGGGTGAAGTGGCAGGCGGCAATAGTGCTAAGATGGAGCTATTGGCCCTTGCAGTCGGCCAGACGACTTCTATGGGTAAGTTGATGGGTCAAGAACTCCGTCAGATGACGGAGCACGGCTTTAACCCTCTGCAAATCGCAGCCGAAGCTATGTTAGGACCGAACGCAGATCCTAAAGAAGTCAAGAAAAAAGTTAGGGAACTCAGCAAGCTAATGCGAGCGGGGGCCATCGACGCCGGTTTGGTCACAGCCGCGTTGGAGTTATCTACATCCAAAGGAGGTAAGTATGCAGGTAAGATGGAAAAGGATGCGAATAGCATCTCTGGATTAACTTCCCAAATAGTGGAATCTCTAAAAATAGCGGCAGGTATTATAGGTAAGATCTTCGAAGAGGATACTAGGAAGGTATTGAAGACTGTTTTGATGTATGTGTCTGCGCTTATTAAGTATCTGAAAGACCCTAAAAACTTAGAGTTTATCAAATCGTGGGGTTATTTCGTACTGAAAATAATAATGGCCGTCGCTGCATTTCATGCTTTAGGTTTTGCATTAGCCTATCTCAAATGGATGTTCGGTTCGCTTATTACAGTATTGAACCTAGTAATCAAACCTGTAATGGGAATGATTTGGTTGTTCAAGATGTTGCGAAGTGCTGCCGTTGTCGCTGCGGTTAGTTCCAGTGTTGCTTGGATAGCTGCCGGAGGATGGATCGTATTGGCCATAGGCGGTGTAATCGCCGCTTGGCTAGCATTGCAAACGTATTTCCATAAAGACGGCTTCTCTGGGGTCGTGTCCGACTGGATGAAAGCTCTTAATAGTTTCATAGGGTTCTTCCAAAACTTCGGGGAAAATATAGTAGGGGTGTTTGCGTTTATCAGCGAAAATTGGTTCGCACTTATTAGGGACATGACTTCTCCGATCACTGCGTTAGCAAA